TGGGTTGCGGCAGCATCGACTGCAAACATCACAGGACGCACTGTATCGGTCATTGGACATAAAGGAACTTTTGGTGGTCCACAACACGACTATTACGGTAAGACGTATGGCGGGATGCCTGGCGTCCAGACGAACCTATCTACATTCTACGGCACGCTTGTTGGTCGTGCAACAGAAGCGATTCACGCAGACTATGCGATTAAGTCAACGTTCTCTGATTTCGCAAAGGGTGCAAAGGCTGCACTGAAGGCAGCGAAAGAAACACCAGTAACAATCACTATGCCTACTCCAAATATGGGTATTATGCCATACGCTCCTTTACCACCCACTGCACCATTGCCAAACCCCGGCATCATTGAGTTACAATTGTCGACATCTAAGTATGGTATTCGTGCGGTATTAGTAGATTCAAAATTAGAAGACAAGATCAAAAAGTCAGATGACTATAAAGAGTTGTTTAGTCACGATCCATCCATCTCAGAGATTCGATCTAAGTTACGTGATCCCGCAAATTTAAATAACGGAGAATTCACAAGTTATCTGGTAAGTGAAGGTAAGTTAAACAAAACATTCAAAAAGAACTTGCCAACAAACATAGGAAGATCTGCAAGTAAGAAAGGAACATTACGTTTTGGAAATGAACTATTGGGTAACAATCCAATAGACACAAGAAGTAAGAGATTCAAGGTGAATACAAAATGAAGATACTAGTTGATCCTCAATACAACCCATCCGGAAATATCACGTCTTCGACTAAACTTGGGCCGGGGATTACCTGTGCAAAGTTTTTGGGCGCAGTAGGGTCTCGCACACAATTTGATCGTCTCTATAATAAAGATTTTACCGGTCCAGTCGATCGCGCACAAGTCGCACGTAATCTAATTCTTCACGCAAGAGCTATGAATATGGTGTTGTCGAATCCAGAATTTGCACAACATCGTCTCATTGTGTCCGATGGAATTTATGAACCTTATCAAGATTTTACTGCGGAAGGTTATTCTGGGGAACGTCCACTGACTGGTAGTATAAATGATTTAAGAAGAACGGGTCGCGCTATCGGATATCAACTCATCGACAAGAACGGAAAGACTGACCCGCGTAAGTCGTTTGATCTCGCTGTCTATTGGAAAGATTATCTGGACTATAACGAACTAGAACTCGCGTATGATACATTCGATCCAAGTGGAGAATTGACCGCTTCAATAATACTTACCATGCCAAGGGTTCCTGAATCTTTCGATGTTACTTTTAATGACAGAGAAGGAGTTGACTTTGAATTACTGAGATTGTTGGGGGATACTGAATCTGAGATAAACATGCGGTTTGATGGTTATCGATTAAAGACAACTTACAACGGAACACTACAGGCTAGAAACGAACTCTTAGAGATTCTGCCGGACTGATATAAATAAAAAGAAAAGGTTTTACTGATGGCAAAAATTTTTTCCAATGAAGATGGAAATCTGAATCGTAGTTCGCGAGTTGTTCGTGAGCGCGAATATTCAGATGTTGATTTGTCATTGGATGCACGAATTGCGCCTACATACTCGTCGGGGGATGGAGACGTACTTCGAAAAACAGATGTTGCGGCAGTAAAACAATCTCTCAAAACATTATTGTTAACAAATCGTTTTGAAAAACCATACCGACCAAACTTCGGAGGTAATTTAGGCGGTCTGTTATTTGAGGTTGTAGACGAAGATACCGCAGAACGTATGATTGAACGTATACAATCTGCTGTTGATAGATACGAACCACGTGCAAGAATTACAAATATTAGGGTTGTTGGTTCACCGGACTATAATTCGGTTTCTGTTATACTAGAGTTTCGTATTGTAAACACACAATTTTCTGACTCATTGCGAATAAAAATAACAGACACACCGACAGCTGCAGCGGTGATACCACCAACCACTCCAGCACCAGTACCAGACGAAATTATTTTGTCGGAAGATGGATCACGGTTGTTAACACTGGACGATATTTTATTAAGAGCAGACGAACTGGGTCTAATAGATGGTTCAATACTTACTGTGCCAGGCGAAGATCAACTTCTGACACAAGACGAATTCGTTCTTATTACAGAACAAACATAACGAGGCAAAATAATGGCGACTACCATAAAGTCAACAGATTTAGATTTTGATACGATCAAGAATAATTTAAAATTGTTTCTTGCACAGAAGGAACAATTTTCGGACTATAACTTCGAAGCATCGGGTGTATCAAATCTATTAGACGTTCTTGCTTATAATACACATTATAATGCACTATTGGCAAACTTTGCTTTGAACGAGTCATTCTTGTCAACCGCACAATTAAGATCCTCTCTGGTTGGACTGGCAAGTTCATTGGGTTATATTGTCGGCTCTCGTACCGCCTCTGTTGCAGTTCTCAGAATGTATTTGGATTATTCTTCAGATGTCACAAAACCCGCATCGGTGACTATGCCAAAAGGTACTTCTTTTACTACATCCGTAGACAATAAGACATATACGTTTAAGACACGAGACGTGTTGATCGCACAGGACGATGGTAATGGTCTTTATTATTTTTCAGTAAACGGAGACACCAATGTTTCAGTTTATGAAGGCACAAGTAAATCCAAGTCTTTTATTGCGGGACCAGTATCAGAAAATGATTCGTATGTTATTCCAGAAACTCGGCTTGATCTCAAAACAGTAGAGGTTCGAGTCTACGATAACACATCAACCACAAACTATTCGGTATATACTAATCTAGACGTAACAACAAACATTACCGCAAACTCAAAGATATTTGTTATCAAAGAAACTCCAAACGGATTCTATGAGGTCACGTTCAGTAATGGTACGCGATTAGGAGTATCACCACAATCAGGAAATAAAATTGAGATTGTGTATGATGTAGTTGCAGGCCCAGATGCAAACGGTGCAAGAACATTTACTCCCGTCTCACAGATTAATGGTAAGACCATAAATGTGACTACTACCACATTATCTTCTGGTGGTGCGCTCAAAGAAGATCTTGAGTCAATTCGAAAAAATGCACCCTACCAATATGCAGCTCAGAATCGTGCAGTAACCGCAGAAGACTACTCTGCCTTGATCCTTAGAGAATATGGAAACGTAATATCCGATGTCAAATCGTGGGGAGGTGAAGACAATGTTCCACCTCAGTACGGTACTGTATTTACTTCGTTAGTGTTTACTACAACCGACGCAACAATTATTCAAACCACAAAAGATGCAATCACTCGTCTTCTAAAAGATCTTGCAGTGGTTTCATTTAACATAGAATTTGTAGATCCAATTGAAACGTTTATTGAAGCCAATGTGACGTTCCAGTTTAATCAAAACTTGACTTCTTTAAACAAGTCATCTATTGAGTCTAATGTCAAGTCTTCTATGACTAATTATTTCTCTGCGAATCTTGGTGATTTTGCAGAGTCGTTCCGAAGATCAAATCTATTAACAGAAATCGACGAAACAGATGCGTCTGTTCTTTCCTCTCGTGCTTCAATTCGAATGCAGAATAGATTTGTACCGGTAGTCGGTAAAACAAACTACAAGGTGTATTATCCAACCTCAATCGCAAGTCCGGACGACGAAATCTATTCCGTTATCTCTAAAAACTTCCGATATAACGGTAACGTATGTTATTTGAGAAATAAGTTAAATTCAACGACACTAGAAATATTTAATGTAAATACGGGTGATCTTGCACTTGATGACGTAGGTTCATATGATCCTATTACTGGTACACTAAATCTAGAAAACTTTACGATTAGTTTGATTACAGGTTCTCATTTAAAGATCAATGCAGTACCAGCGAATCAAGCGACAATCACACCAACAAGAAACAATATTCTTAAATACGATGCGGCCGCGTCATCTGCGACAGCAGTATTGACAGATGCATTATAAATAGATTACAACTACTTTAGAGAATAATATTCATGGGAATTAGTTCAGTCACAACCGATGCTAAAAAGGTAATATTAGACCAGTTCAAGAAAGATATTGATAGTTCTGGAACAAATTATTACATTGGTCTTTCCGGTGCCGATTCTGCACTGGACGGTTTGCATGACCAAATAAATCTTCGCAACGAACTACATTTCATGAAACAGGTTAGTGGTAATTCGTTTGTGGTAGAAACTTATGAGTGGACAACAGGAACCGTATATAATGCTTATGATGACAACGATTCCACACAAGAACAGTTTTATGTTGTGAATTCACAAAATGAAGTTTTTCTCTGCGTCGAGACAGCCAAAAATAGTTTTGGAGTTGCACAGGGATCGACCATAGAACCAACTGCATCGCTTGCCACAACATTCGATTCAAGTCGTCGGTCGTTTTCTACTTCAGATGGATACGTCTGGCGATATTTGTACAAAGCGACAAATGTTCAGGTCAGTCGATTTAAATCAATCACCTACTTACCTGTTCCAAAGTTTACTGGTGCTCTGACTACAAGTGAAGAAATTGAACTCAAATCTTTACGAGACAATTCACGAGCTGGAGAAATTCTTGGTATTGCGATTGATTCTGGTGGTACCGGTTATACAAATGCTCCGCGTATTGACATCGAAGGTAATGGTACTGGTGCATCATTTACAGCTACAATTTCTAATGGTAAGGTCGTAAAGATAACATTGGACTCTGACGCAAATGCGTCTGCAAGATTATTGACTGGTTCTGGTTATGATTATGCAAAAGTGACACCTTCTGGTGGAGATGCGGTTCTTAGACCCATCATCTCTCCAAAGAACGGTGTGAATTTTGATCCAATATCAACGTTGAGATCAGATAAGTTAATGATTCAAACGACTGTTCAGGATGACGAAAACGAACAAATACCT